GGTCAAGTACAACTCATTGGAGACTATATGACTTTTACAATTTTTATGAATAGAGAAAAGCCAAGGTTGGAGAGACTTATGAGTTTAAAAGTAAAATGAGTATTTTGACTAAGATGAATCTTTATAAAAAAGAATTAATTATGAATCACATCAAACTTGTCTATAAAGTTTCAAATAAAGTATACTATACATCATATCCGCGACAAAGAGGTATATTAACACATGGAGATATTGTGAGTGTTGGTATGCATGGACTTGTTCGCGCGGTACAAAAATTTGAACCCACCAGAGGATACAAATTTACGACATACGCATATCCGTGGATTTATTGGAGTTGTAAAAATTGTTTGAGTAGAACAACTACATATGACGAACTTCAGTTATATGACATTCCGTCGTATTACGATACAGAACCTGATATTCTCTATGGATTGGATGATGTGAGTCAATACATTCTTGAAAGTTATTATGGTAAATATTTGACATTGAAAGATTTATCAAAAGAATTGGGAGTCAGTGTAAATACAGTAATCGCGTGGCGAGACAAGGCACTCTTTACAATTAATTAAAGATGTGAGGCACAACTATTACAAATGTCTCTCAAAGAAACTGAACAACTCACATCTCGTGAGACACCCGATGCCATGGAAAAGCGTCTGTTTAAAGCCAAGTTGGCTGCGATGGATAAGGCTATGAAAGGTGAGAAGATTCGTTACAAGTCCAACCGAGACCCCGAGAGATTCTTGGAATTCTTAGAGTATCGATTGACGATTTGGGAACAACTCAAGGATGAAAAGTTCCACGCGAAGCGAATGTATGAAAAGACGAAGGAGATTGTTGATTCTCTTAGTTAAGACTTGAGTAGTGTCCAGCAATGTAATATACATCACCAAATCCCAATGCCTCTAATTTCTCTGCCGCATATCTGGCCCGTTGCCCAGTATTGCAGTAGACGAGTAGTCCCTTCTTTGGAAGTTTCGCAGTTGTTTTCTTATTCATTGTGTTCACTGGAATATGGATCGCACCTCGATAGTGTCCAGCTCTATATTCTGATGTTGTGCGAACATCGATAACTTTCTTTATCTTCCCTGAGCGAATCAACTTTTTAGCTTCTTTAGAACTTATTAAGTTACTACCGAGAAAGGTATACGTCGCGGCTGCGGCAAGAGTTCCAATAATGATAACTGGGAGCATATAGAATACACTTAGATTTTACTTCCTGCCCAATTTATAATTTGTGTGAGTGACCAAGAACTATCAATTTTCCGCGTGAGATCCAACTTTACCAATCCTTTCTTGGTTTTTTCAACCTTGACACCGTTCACAACTTTTGGTATTTGTGCGACATGATTCAATTTAAATCTATGACCCTCATTGTTTGTTACTTTCAAAAAGTATGGAAAGTTTGTTTCAAAATATTTCCAGTGAAGTGTATTTCTATTTGAGGGTGGTATATACTTATGAATGAGACCCCATACAATCCTCTTTATGAAAACGAGTCTATCTCGTGGATCTTTTGGACCAAGGGTTGTTCCTACGGTGTCATACATCATTGCGATGAAAGCCTCAATATAGCAAAAGTGATGTTGTGACAACTCATCATACTGTGAAATTTCAAAAGACTTTTCGAGAACCTTTGTGTTTCTTATATTAATTTTTGTATTTTTGAGGAGTTGTTTATAATTTTCCAAGTCTGTCGTAACAAAACCACCAGTTGGTTGAAATGAAGATTGTTTATTTCGTATGGTATATTTGTTTCCATAAACTGTTCGTATTTCATTTTTAAATTCAACTCTATTTGCGCCCATTGAATTGAACAATTTGATTGACTTGTCTTCATGATTAACCCTCGCGAGTGCGTAGTGTCCATCTCCACCTGGATATGTGTGTGATATATGAAGATACTGTATACCTTTACGATCTTTTGTAGGTTTTGTCATATTGGATGTTTTACGACATTGAAACTTAAAATCAAAATTAGATTCCTTTTTTATATCTTTCCCAATCTGCTCAAAAATACCTCGACCTTGAAGAAGTTGTTTGGCGACTTCCGAGGCATCTTCGATAGCCATAAGATATCTGGCTGCGCGATTTGTATTCATCCGACTTTCAATATAATCACTTTCATCAATATCGGTAGTTTCCCCTTTTAACTTCAAAAGACGATTACGGACATCTTTATTACTGATGAGTTTTATTGGGACGAGATCCATATCTTACATATCATTGATATTTTTAAACCAATCGTATGTAAAAGTTTTTGTGAATACATTATATTTAAAATTAGTTACCGAACGCGACACCAGCCATACCATTCTTAATTCGGAGAACGTTATAGTTGACCGCATACACTCGGTGAAGAGCGTTACCACCCGATGGACCAGCGAGGGATAACTTCGCATTATCAATGCGAGAAAAGTTGAGGGTACCAGTTGGTTGCATTTTGCTCATTGTGAGACAGAATGGCCAAGAATATGTTGGGAGATCGTCGAGGACATCATCTGGAAGATCTGTACAGTGCATTTGTGGTACAATATTGTGGTGGTACACACTGGAAGTGTTTTCAAAAAGTGGAACACCATTAATGTAAAGTGAAGAATTGTTGAAAGTGTATTCAACATCCCACTTAGCACCTGTAGCCTTACCGGAAACCAAGTGAATAGATTTCACTGGGTGGTTAAAGTATGTAAGGTCAATTTCAGTATCGGTGTTACTCGCCAATTGGTATTGTGTTTGAGTAATCAACATTTCATGTTCGTTTTCAGTGAAAAATTTACGTTCGTCTGTGTCCAAATAGATGTAGTTACCGTACACCTTTGGTCGTCCCGCTGGAATGTATCCATCGCGACACTTGATACGGATTTCAACATCGTGGTATTGGAGACCCACAAGTGGAAGCGACTTGGTCCAGTCTTCACCAAAGAAGAATGGAATCATGAAATGATTTTGTCCATGGTTCTCCTTCGCAACGTTAGTAGTAACAGTCGACGACGCTTTCGCGGTATTATCTCGCAAAAGTGGGTTGTGTACGGCTTGAATAAAGAGAGAATCAAGCTCTGACACCTTTTGACCACCAATCCACAATTGGAAAGTGGTTGGGTTGGAAGCACCCGCGGAAAAGAGACCACTGCTGTTCGTGGCAACGTTTGAAATGTTGGCATCTTCAATCCAAATGTAACTCATCAAGTCACCCTTGGATCTAATTGGGATGGTCACTTCGTTATTTTCACCAAAGGTGCCGATGTAATCGAGGCGCTCTGGCTTCATCGCAAAATTAGTGTATCGCTTGTAGTTTTGTCGGAAGAAACTGACCTGAGGTTGACCAGTGATGTACACATCCTGAGCACCTTTAGATACAAGGTCAATCAAAGCAGCTGACATTTTTACTAATAAAGTATATTAAAATTTTCGACCGATGACTACACAATAAGAAAAGATGGTGGTCTTCCAAGCTCTTACCTGGGAATCACGAGATACTGAAGAAGAGCATTTGGTTAGTATCATCGGTAAGACTGAGGAAGGGAAGTCTGTTTGTCTCACAACGGCATTTACACCGTATTTTTTTATCAAGCTTCCAGCAAATATTGACACCGCAAAGGTTCAGAGAATTTACAATATTCTTGACAATCAGTGTAGAGATTCATTAGTTGCGTATACAATTGTAAAGTCTAAGGATGTGTGGGGTTTTCAGAACAATGAGGAATTTGTATTTATGAAAGTAGACTTCAAACATCTTCAAGCAAGAAGACTTATGGATTCGTTCCTGAGAAAGTCTCTCGATAAAACCCCCGAACTTTACAACATTTTTGGGGTAAGAAATGTAAAGGTTTATGAATCTAACCTCGACCCTGTACTGCGCCTGATGCATCGTACTGGAATACAATCAACTGGGTGGTTGGATACTGGAGACAAGTGTATCCGTTCTCACCTTGCGAATGTTGACATGGACTTGTTCTGTAACGATTGGAAAACTCTCAAACCAGTGGCCAGGGATGATATTGCGCCATTTGTTGTGGCTTCTGTTGATATTGAATGTAATAGTTCTACGGGTAAGTTTCCTGATGCTAACATTATGGGGGATGCGTGTTTTCAAATCGCAATTTCCCTGTGTACATTTGGTTCCGACGAGCCATACGATAAGACGTGTCTCTGTTACAAGAAGACAGATCCCAACTTGGAGGGGTGTGATATCCGTAGTTATGAGACGGAACGAGAAATGTTAGAAGCTTTCCAAAAGTATATTCAAAAGAAGGATGTGGATATCATCACTGGATGGAACATCTTTGGTTTTGATATGGAATACATCTATAAACGTGCGCAAATTAATAGATGTCACTACGAGTTTTTCAATTTGGGGAAACTCAAAGATACAGAGTCCGAACTTGTTATCAAAAAGCTTTCATCGAGTGCTCTTGGTGATAATCTTCTCAAGCTTCTCCCAATGCCTGGGCGCTTCATTTTCGATATGTTCCACGAAGTCAAGAAGGGATACAAGCTTGATAGCTATAAATTGGATAATGTCTCAAAACTGTACCTGGGTGATCAGAAAATTGATATGGCACCAAAGGAGATGTTTGCTCGATATAGGGAGGAAGACCCCGTAAAATTGAGGGAAGTTGCCGAATATTGTATCAAGGATACACTCCTCCCACACCGTTTGATGAAGAAGCTTTGTACTCTCCTAAACTTGGTTGAGATGGCTAAGGCGACTTGGGTTCCAGCAAACTTTCTTGTGGAGCGAGGACAGCAAATCAAGGTATTCTCCCAACTCACAAAGAAGGCTCGGGAGTTGGGCTTCATGGTTCCAACTATTCGATACGGTGCTATCCCTGAAGAACCCTATGAGGGTGCCACTGTCTTGGAGGCACAAAAGGGTGCGTATTATACCCCAATTACCGCTCTTGATTTTGAAGCACTGTATCCATCTATTATGATGGCACACAATCTATGCTACTCATCCTATGTTATGGACGAGAAGAAGTATGGTAATATACCTGGCATCACATATGAAACCTTCCATGTCGGTGACCGAACCTATAAATTTGCGCAAGATGTACCAAGTCTCCTCCCAAGTATTCTCCTTGAACTCAAACAATTCCGTAAACAAGCCAAACGTGATATGGCAAATGCTACAGGCTTCATGAAGGAGGTCTACAATGGTAAGCAGTTGGCGTATAAGATTTCAATGAATTCTGTATACGGGTTTACTGGAGCTGGTAAGGGTATCTTACCATGTGTACCAATCGCATCTACAACGACGTGTAAGGGTCGTTCAATGATTGAGGAAACGAAGAATTACGTTGAGGCAAACTTCCCAGGGGCAAAGGTAAGGTATGGAGATTCTGTGACGCCAGATACACCTCTTCTTATCAAAAAGAATGGTACTATCCACACTGTACGTATTGACTCACTCGTAGATTTATACGAGATTAGAGATGATGGGAAGGAGATTGCTGAAATTAATGCCGAAGTATGGACTGAAAGTGGATTTACACCAATCAAACAAATTGTGAGACATAAAACAACTAAAAATATACATAGAGTCCTTACACATACGGGTGTTGTTGATGTTACCGAAGACCACAGTCTCCTCCTAAAAAACAAAGAAATGATTAAACCTTCTGAAGTGACTCTCGGTACCGAACTACTACATGGTGATTGCGTTTCCACATTTTGTGATGTAGACACGGATATTACTTTGGAGGAAGCAAAAGTTATGGGATTCTTTTTTGGTGATGGTTCATGCGGTCATTATGATTCTAAATATACATGGGCACTCAACAATGCGGATATGAAATTCCTTGAAGAAATGAAGCAATTATGTCCATTTGAAACTAAAATTTATGATACGATCAAGAGTAGTGGTGTCTATAAGTTAAATGCGATAGGTGATGTGAAAAGTGTATCTCTAAAGTATCGTAGTCTCTTCTACAACGAACACAGAGAGAAGATTATACCCGCGTGTATTCTCAATGCTCCACTCCACATCGTAAAGTCATTCTGTGAAGGATACTACATGGCAGATGGCGATAAGGATGTTAATGGCTACACACGAATGGATATCAAAGGTAAGGAGGGTTCTATGGGTATGTATATATTGGGGCGAAGACTGGGTTATAATGTTTCAATCAATACCAGGTCTGATAAACAAGATATTTTTAGACAAACGTGGACAACTTCAGCACAAAGAAAGAATCCAATTGCGATTAAGAAACTTGAACTTATTGGCGAAACTGAAGGGTATGTCTATGACTTGACTACAGAGTCACATCACTTTCACGTGGGACCTGGTGATATGGTTGTACATAACACAGATTCAGTGATGGTTGAGTTTGACGTGGGTGATCGTAAAGGTGAGGAGGCTATTGCCTACAGTTGGGAAGTGGGTGAGAGAGCCGCGGAGGAATGTAGCGCCCTCTTCAAGAAGCCTAATAACCTTGAACTTGAGAAGGTTTATTGGCCCTATTTCCTATACAGTAAGAAACGATATGCGGCTAAACTATGGACGAAGGGCAAAGATGATAAGATGCATATGGACTACATTGATATTAAGGGTCTTCAGGTTGTGCGACGAGATAATACACCACACGTCCGAGAAGTGTGTAAAGAACTCCTTGATGTAATTCTCACTTCAAGTGATCCAGGTCCACCCAAGGAGTTGGCCAAGGAGAGAGCGATTGAACTCCTTTCCGGAGATGTATCCAACGAAAAACTTATTTTGAGTCAGGGACTTTCAGATAACTATAAAGTCGGGGGTAAAAACGTATCAGTGACGAGTCCAGATAGTATTAACATTAATCAATCGCATGTACAAGTTGTCACGAAGATGCGTCAAAGAAGACCTGGTTCTGAACCTCAATCTGGAGACAGAGTTCCATACCTGCTCACAAAAACTGAAGATCCCAAAGCCAAGGCGTACGAAAAAGCCGAAGATCCAAAATATGTAGAGGAACATGGCGTACCTGTAGATTATCACTATTATTTCTTGAATAAGTTCCTCAATCCAGTATGTGATTTATTGGATCCACTCTATGAGAATGTAAAAGAGGAAATCTTTGGGGAAATTATTAATCAACACAAGCCAGTCAAACCACCAAAGTTACCATCCTTGAGTGGTATGAAAAAGGATGAGCTTATCGCTGAGTGTAAGCGTCTTGGTTTAGAAGAAACTGGTACATTGGCAATTCTCAGAAGTCGCCTTAAGGGTGCGAGAATGAAAAAGGAAGAATCCGTTGAAGACCTATTTAAAAATTACGAGCTAACACAAAGTAAGGATGAGCCTCTATGAAAAGGTCACGCGGCTTGTCGAGGAGGAATTAGAACATCGTTTAAATTGTATCCTCAATGACTATGCCGAAACACTTTCAAAAAAGCATGGTATTGCGTTAGATATTCTTTTGAAAGATTTACCAGATACATATACGAGTACGACTTGTAAGGGAGCTAAAGCTAATGGACAGCGGTGTACATTCAAGGGAATTCATAATGGATATTGTTCTAGACATGCCGCACAGGGAGCTCGTATATGTCATAGGGTATCTTCAAGTGCCAGTCTACACAATCACGGACCCGACAAAATGTTTGTGAGGGGGTGTCCAGGTTGTGATTCCTCAAATGAGCTTATAGAATTAGGTATATAATATAGTAATGAGCAAAAACGACATTCTACTATCATCAGTCAACTGTTTTTATAACGAAGAGAAGAATAGATCTACACTACTAACAATATTGGACAAATCGAATGGTATATCTCTCCGAAATTTGGAGTGGTTTATCACAAACTACGCAAAGAAAAATCACACATCCTATCAAACGGGTGACGGAAAACTATTTACCGTACACTGCGCTTACAAGTCGAGTCTTAATGGATACAGTAAGCAGTTGTTTGACCCATTCTGTAGATCGCAGAAATTTTCATATACCGTACCCGGTACATCTCAGGAAATTCAGACAACCTTGGCTCAACTGAATTTCATCAAATGGTGTATCAAAAATAACATTATCGATTACATTAGTAATCATCGAGATTCATTGTTTAGTAAGCAAGCGACATAAATCCCTTGTCAAACACAAACGTTTGATATCCCGTATAGTACATATTGAGTGAATATGTATTTGTAGATACATCAACTTCAGATGTATCTAATTTCACTTCGATGTTAGTCTTTTCAGATTGAATTTGACTAAAATCCAAGTTCCCCGATGGCTCCACATTAATCGGATTCATCGAGAAACTGTAAGTGTATATATTTCTGTAAGGTCTCGACAATCTGTTGTGTAATGGAACGAGATACTTGTAGTAATTATGATTTGTGTTTGTAACATTTGGGAGTTTGTTTCCATTGATGTAAAAGCTCGCGCTCGCCATAATTGGATCGAAAAATGACTGAATCTCATCGAAACTCACATTTGATGAAAAGTTAAATCGATTTTGACATAGATACTTTTCCTCATCTGCGGGTACTGGATCGCCCTTCGCATCATTCTCATCTTCAAACTTTGTATTACGAAGAAACCAATGAATACATTTCACTGGAATATTTGGAACCAAATTATTTTTGATTATATCACGACCAATGTCACTCACAATACTTGGGTGTCTCTTTACCAAATCCGTAATGAATACCTGTTTTTCAGATGCCAAAAACTTACGTTCCTCGGGGCTCACAGTAATTTCTTCAGTCACAAGGTTGAATGATTGAAGACTGAGATTATCCGTTGTATCCGTAAAAAATGATTGTTTGTGAAATTCGAGTTCAAACTCTATCTTCTGTCTATATACTGAACACACAGGGAAATAGGGTCTATTTGGTTTATTCGACGAATACTCGTCACTCGCATACTTTCTCGAAAAGAAGAAATGAAGAGGTATCACAAGATCTGATGTATATTGAGCAATGTTATCACTTATAGTCGCATCATCATAACCTAAACTTCTGTTTACAAGAAATCTATTGGCTACCTTTTCTGAAATTTCTAAATAAAGTTCATCATATATTATCCCCCAATCGTCATGAATCTTCTCAATCTCAAGGTCGTCGACCCGCATTGTAATACTCTTTAGGATATGACGCCCCAATTGATCCGCGTAGTTACCATTCGTGAGACCTGGCATGGTTATACTGAGATACATGTTACTCAATAAATCACCCATATTCGTTGGATTGAATTGAACCTTTATAGTTTGATTAAATGGCCATCCATTTATAGTACCCGGATTTATAACATTTTTACTTCTATGATATTTCCTAAAGTCTGAATGCCTTTTATCATTAGTATAATTAAAGAACGACTCGTCTGGATCTTTGGAAAGCAAGTATGTATCTTGCTTCCCAATAGCTTTGAGCGAAATTTTCGCAGCTTCACCCATACCTATCTATTGCCTACATATTTTTAATATCCATTTTCCACATATCAATATGACTTGTATTTTTCATAATCTCAAGTTCTTCTCTTGCCTGTTTCTCCTCTTTGAGAAGTTCTCTGACACTTTCCTCCGTATATTGAACCGTCTTGATGTTGAGGAGGTAGTCGTATGTACCACCAATTTTGGGGAAGAGTTGGGAGAGTTGTCGTTCAAGGTCATCTCGCTTTCGCTTGAAAACGACAATATCACCCTCAATGACCATCGTCACAAACTTGGATTTGTACCCACACATCGTAGCTCTTGTTTGAAGAACCTTGATGAGGTGTTCTCGTCTCTTCTTGTAATGATCAAGTCTCAGATCTACAAAGTCTTTTAGGATTTCCTCGGGTGAGTTGTACTTGTAGATTCCCTTTGTGGGGTGGAAGAGATGCATGTTTGATGTATGAAAACTCTTTCTCAACTTGAGATCCTTCACCAAGTCCTTTCCTGAATAACCCACAATTTCAAAATCTACATCATCTGTTGTAGAATTATTTGTAAAGTTCGCAATCATCTTCTTTTCCACAAGGGTATCCAAGTACTCCTTGTAATCCTGAGTCCATCGACCTGGTGGAAGCTCAGTAATCTTGAGTCGTGACCCAGTGTCATGCCAAATACCCTCGGCAACCCATGAACCACTTTCATCCTCTTTGAAAATCTTACCCTTGAAACCCTTGAACCATGGTCGCATTTGAGAGAAACCACGACCTTCGAGTGCTTTTTGAATATTGTCCTTGATATCTTTTGGATTGAATGGTGGCACATAACAACTGAAACCCGTACCAATACCTTCCGTACCATTCACGAGAACCATGGGAAGTGTTGGCATGTAGAAGTCTGGTTCAATGGGACGTCCGTCATCGTCCAAATAGTTGAGAATTGGGTCGTCACGAGGATCAAAGATCTTTCGAGCATCTTTTGTGAGTTTTGTAAAGATATACCTCGTTTGAGACGCATCTTTACCACCCATGAGACGAGTGCCAAACTGACCACAAGGTTCGAGAAGATTGATGTTGTTTGAACCCATATAGTCATTCGCCAACTTCACAATTGTATCCGCCAGAGATACTTCACCGTGATGATAGGCACTCTTTTCTGCGACAAATGCTGCCAACTGTGCCACCTTCATCTCATCCTTGAGGTTCTTGTGGAAACACGCGTACATGACCTTGCGTTGTGAAGGCTTGAGACCATCTGCCATGTGTGCGATGGAACGCTTCAAGTCCGCCAAACTGAAATTGACAAGATCCTTATGAACAAAGTTTGAGATGCTCAAGTTCTTCACATTTCCATATGGCACTTCCAATTCTTTGGGGTCTTTTGCCGTACTCTCAAGAAGCCAAGACTTTCGGTCATCCGCCTTCTTTTTATCAAATGCGAGAACAATTGATTTATCAGACATGATGTCCATATCAAACTTCACAGTGAGGTCTTGAATCTTCTTGAAGTATTCCCGAGCTTCGGTGGATGTTGACGTACCGAGACCCTTGTAGTATTTAATTTTCCACCCGGGTTGTCCATTTCCATACCAAGATCTAAATGTAGAATCTGTATAGAATGACTTGGATTGAGAACTCTTGGACGCCTTGATAATTGGTGTCACCATAGACACAACAAAACCCAATTTGAGAAGACTTGGCCAGAAGTAGTGAATCATATTGAGAATGAGACCCTTGATGTGAGAACCATCATTATCGGCATCCGTCATAATCATAAGACGACCATATCGAAGCTCGGAGAGATCTTGATAGTCCTTTCCTTGTTGAAGTCCCAAGATCTTCTTGAGATCATTGAACTCTTGATTCGATGTGAGTTGAGCCACAGAAGCATCCCGAACATTCTTACACTTCCCCCGAAGAGGAAAGACACCATAGTGATCACGACCAACGACGGAGAGACCCGCAACTGCGAGAGTCTTAGCTGAATCACCTTCAGTGACAATGAGAGTACATTTCCCAGATTGTGCCGTACCCGCCTTGTTTGCGTCATCCAATTTGGGAATACCAGTAATTTTGGACTTGCGAGCACCATCAGTCTTCTTGAGTTCCTTCATTTCCTTGAACTTTGAGAGTGCTGTGAGTTCATCTTGAATACCAGTCTTGAGAGCATTCTTCACAAAGTTTTTGGGTGGTTCAAACTTACTCCCAAAGTCTTGAACCTTTGAGGTACATTCGGATTTCACTTGACTCGAGAAGGTTGGATTCTCAAGGGTTGCTTTGACAAAGATGTTAAAAGTATTCTTGACTTGTTGAGGTTTCAATTTGATTTTCTTCGCCAATTCGTCGATAATACCTGAAGCCAAGAAAGATGCCACATGGTCCACATGGGTTCCACCCTTTGTCGTACATATACCATTCACAAACGACACCTGTTCAAGACCATTTTCAGATGGGCCAACACATACCGACCAACGATCGGTAGTCACAGAACAGAGCTCTGTGACACCTTCATGCATCTTGGCATACGCTTCAAAGCTCATCTTTTTGAGTGCTTCTCCTTGGAACTTTACTTTGCAGTTCGCCGTTGTACAGATGTTTGCATCAAGCACCCGCTTCTCGAAAATCTTATAAATCGCGGCGTCCATCTTCTTCATACTAAATCGTTTCCAATCTGGAATGAAAGTGATTGAGACTGACGACGACGAACCACTATGCTTCGTAATCTTTGGTTCATGACATTTTGTCATATTATCCGTCCATTTTTGGGTATATGTATTTTTAGCCTCGTGATCCTTAATGACAATTGAGAACTCTGAAGAGTAAATATTCGTAAGCTTTGCCCCATATCCATTGCGACCCCCAACAATGCGCTTCTTTGTGTCATCATAGTTTGTACTCGTAAGAAGATGACCAAATGTGAGTTCTGGATTCCAGACCCCTTCCTTTTCATGCATGCGCACACCAATACCACCGAGAGGACCGTTGTTTTCAATGGTGACAGCACCCGTCTCCTTGTTTACGTCCACCGAGATGCTCGTAACACTCTTCGGATGGACTGAGTTTCGGTCGATTGCATTGACCAGAATTTCGTCAAATATTTTGAGCAAAGCTGGGGAATAGTTGAGACTTTTCTTTTCGAATCTGTTATGAGCCTTGTTAAGTATCCAGTACTGTTCAGTACCGATATCAATCGGACCAACGTATGAATCGGGTCTCTTAAGGACATGTTCAATGTGAGTGAGTTTTTGAATGCTTTCACCCATTTTTCTTGATTTCTTAATAAAAGAGGCTCTCACTTAAGCTATTTTCTTCAAGAAACAAAGGTAGGGGTCTTTGATTTAACTAATCACCAAATTCAATTACAAATTTATAGAAATAATCTATAGCGTTCTTGGATGGAATAATAGTTTTAAAATTTTCATAGGCATCATAACATATTGTACCACCCTTTTTTCCATTAATTAGCATTTTATGCTTCGGCACCCCCATTAATGTCGCTTGTTCACCATCTTTCAATAGCAATTGTGTATTTTTGTAATTAAACACCTTTGCAAGGAAATGTGCGATATCAAGGTGCGAAGTCAATCCCTTTCCCGCGCATCTGGGATAGTACTCGTCAATTACGTACTTGGTATAGAGTGATTCAGGGGTCTGAGATAACTCATATTCCGGGAGGATTCCACTAAAATTTTTAATAAAACCATCACTAAGATATTGAAGGTAGGCTTTAGAGCGCATACCGACAACGGTTTCCATGAAGTCCTCATTGTTTAAGATTGAATTTGTACGGATACTGAGTGCCTTTGACGTGAGGCGACGCCAGTAACTCTTATTTCTGTGAATTGAGCACATACAATCCGAAGTATGTTGCCATCCAATCTTACCATATCGTATAGTTGTTTTATTATACGGGTGTATACACATGGACCTATACCTCCCTCTACTATCATAAAAACCGGTAGTATATCGGTCTTCATTAAAAAATGGAAAAATACTGGGTTCAGCTTTTAATTTTACAACAGATGGTTCACACAATTCAACTGTTTGTCTAATAATACGATCAAGATCCAATTTTTTTTTCAGAATTTGTTTTTCTATGTATTCATCCGAAACAGTTATTGGTGGATGTGGATCATAGAATCTGACAATTTCTTTTACCGATCTAAATCGCCGCCCTTCACCGTAGAAGTAAGTGTCTGTATTACCAACACTCGCACCTTTGGCTCGCATTTCAACTTCAATACGGAATTTACGAGGGTCAATGTTATATTTATCACATAGTCTGACAAATCTTTCATAGGCTTCCTCGCCATATGTTATGAGACTGACATTTACTTTATTTTTTAAATCCAGTAAAAGGTGTACATCATTTGTTACACAACGACCCATTTTTCTTGTTTCTTGTTTCTTGTTAATAGGCTCTCACTTAAGTTATTTTTCAATAAATAGAGGATCTGTACTCTTTGAGAATATCATGAAATTCTTTCACCCATTGTTTCATCTCACTGCGTGTAATTGATTCTGTTTTTGGTCGACTAAACTTAATTATACCAGTTTGTCTCATGGTATGTATCCGCGGATTATACTTTATTGGACCATTCATATAGCAACATTTACACACCCTTACACCTCTAAAGTTATTTGTGGTGTTTAGTTCAAATGGTAAGTTTGTTTCGTGTAGAAATTCATCAAATAAATTGAGTTCCCAACTTTTTGCGAATTTATAGTGCGGATCAAGCGGTGCCAGGCACGTGTGACATAGATACTTCCATTTTATTTTCATACTTATAGATAGAAGATGGCTTATCTTTATTTAATAGCTGTGATATTTGTACTTTATCTT